AACGGCATTCTCGATTTCCGCAGGCGATAGAATGCCCTCAGCGTTAGCTGCATCAGTCATGAGTACGACTCCTCGAATTTTACCTCGCTTTGAAGGGCAGCGAGTTAGCCCACGCTTTTACGGTGCGTTGAACCGAAAAATCTTAGGAAGAAAGCATATTCCGCAAGCGGTTTTGCAATGCACCTGGCGCTGCCTGACCGCCCTGACCCATTGCTCCTTGACCCATGCTAGGGGGCATTGCTTGACCCATGCCTTGTGGCATTGGTGGACGCATCCCGCCTTGACCGCCCTGCCCCATTGGTTGTGGCATTTGTGCAGGATCACGTCGCGGCTCACGATAAGGAATGAAGGTCTGCAAGCCAGTTTTAGGATCAATCACAACCTGGTATTTGTTACCGTCACGTCCTGTCACCAACTGCATGTCACCACCTGATGAGGGCATCGAGGGCATACCTGTTTGCGGCTGAGACTGCGGCAGGGCCGTTTGTGGCGGCTCTCCGATCTTACGCACCAATGCCTCTGCCGATCCTGCATTCAAGCCTCTGCGCCCTGTGAGCATATCTGCAAGTGCGCCTCTCGATGGATTCATTTGTTCGTTCATTTTCTTTTACCCTTACGTTTTTTGCGTGCTTTTTCGGCAGCTTTCATGCCAGTTTTGGTGTATGAATAGTGTTTATTTCCGACCTTTTTAGACAACGGGCAATCCTATGCTTTGCCGTAGACGCAACGCAGCGATCCTCTGAGCCTCTAAATCCTGCTGCGCCTGTGCTAGTTCAAGCTGCTCTAATTGCGCCTTAACGGTGTTCAGAAACGCCTTAGATTCGCTTTCACGGGTGTCTGCCTGCTCGTTCATCACCTCGGCCTGCTTCATAGCAAGTTCGAGTTGGGCCGCTTGAGCCTCGATCTGCTGCTGCTGCTCCATCTGCTGCTGCAGGGCGACTGCTTCTTCTTGATCAGGTTCGATGATGCCTGCTTTCACACCCGCACTTCTGAGTCTGGAGATGACTTCATCACCGCCCACCAGGTCGAGGTTCTTGAACAGAATGTCTCCTACCATCGAGGACATCGCAGGGTTTTGGGCAATGATCTGAGATAGTTGTTCTGCTGTTTCCTGCTTGCGAGTCGAGAACGATGGGCCTGTTGCCATCTTGATATCATAGTGTCCTGCGGTGAGATCGTTGGTCAGGATGAATTCACCGGTCTGCATGTCTTGCAGTGGTTTGTTTACCGCCATGACCTCTTCACTTTCATCCTCGCCAAGAATTCTGATTTGCCGTTCTGTGTCGTAAATCTTAGGAATCAGATCGATGCAAATCTTGCCAGCCAATTCCATTGCATCGCTGAGTTGGTCAGCATATTCGTAGTTGGTAAGCTCCCCCTGATACTGTCTGCCCCGTATTGCAACGCCAGAGCTTTCATTGCCCTGCGCTCCAAGATTCGCCTCAAAGATGCCTGTGGTGGCTTGGATGTCCTGACTGGCGACCTGTGCATCCTGCGCGAGTGCGGGACTGCCCTGTGCAGGCGCTTCTCGAAACGGCTTCTGACCCTGATCGAAGTTGAAGAACATCACTGGGTCGGATGAGGTCATCATGTTGCGCCAGCGTTCTTCGTGGCCCTTGACCATCGCTGGAGTTGCGAGATACGGCTGTTTGGGTGTTAAGGCACTGACTTCTACCGCAACGCTGCGCGAGTAGTTGTACATCCTTTGCGCGTCCTTGGCTTTCGCGACGATGCCGCGGCTGAAGAACGTGCCGTCAACATTCGTGGTTTTTCCGAACACTGGCACGATCGGAATGTATCGTCCGACACACTCGACTTTTTCAATCACTTCCATCGCGGTTAACTTGTAGCGTTCTAGCTTTCTGCTCTGGACGATGCGCTCTTTGCCCAGGGTTATACCATTCAGGTTAAGCTCGTCGGCTATCGGCTCGATATCTGCGTAGTCCACGACACGACCATCGGACAACTGCACAAGGCGACTTTCCTCAATAACGATGCGATAGTAATCAGCCACACGCACATAATCTTCTGACACCCAGCTGTCGAAATTGCCAGTGTTTTCAAAGTCACTCTGTGACCCCTGGTTCTTCGCTTTCGGGTACATGCGCTCAAACTCGTCCCGCTCCACATCCTCAAAGACGAAGCCATAACGGGCTTCTTCGATGGGCTGTGCTTGCACGATGGGGTCGATGAGGACGCTAAACGGGTTTTTTATCTCCCGAATCAAAATGTCCTGGTCTAAGCTCACGTCATCGATGTAATCGTGATCAATGAGCAAGCAGCCCCAGCCGCCCTTCACAGCGAATTTGAACGCTGTTTTAAAGGCTTTCTGACCTCTTTGGTCGATCTGACGTATCAAACCTTGAAAAATCTCTGCTGTGTCCTCGTCGCCCTCTTCGGCTGCTCTTACCTTGATAGAAGGCATGTTTGAAAGCTGCGATCCAACAACGCGATCAACGGACGCACTGAGCTTGTCGAATGTCAGGCATGGTCGATTCTTGCGGTTGTTCTTGCTTGACTCATCCCACTGACCATCGGGTTCATCGATAAAGCTCACGTCAGACAGCGCCAGGTCATAGGTGTTCTGCCAGCTATCAGAGGCAGTTTCAAATCGGTGCATTGCCTCCGTGATGATGTCGTTCTTTTTTGCCATTACCACTCGCTTGTGAATTCTAAGTCTGGTGCTGTTGTTTCTGCTTGGTATGCCTGGGCAAACATTCTGAAAGCGTCTGCTCCGTTGGAAGCCCAGTTGTGCAATGGAACTTTGCGAAACGTGTCAAACTTGTCATCCCACTGATACTGATAGTTTGCTAAAGAGTTTAAGCCTTCTTCGCAGTCTGTCTGATCGAACCAACAGCTACGGAACACATCTCTTACCTGCGCGATACCGTCCTCAACAGACGCAATGCGTGGCACTGTGACGATTGGCTGTACGCCAAGCCCCTCAAGTATCTCGCGCCTGCTTCTGTTGCCTGAACCCAACATGACAGCCTCTACGTCATGCGGCAGATAGTGATCGCCATACAGATAGCCCTTGTCTTGCAGGACATGAGCATAGTGATCTAAATCAACCAATCTGTGTTCGTAGAAGTCGATGAAGCGATGTTCTTTGCCGACCTGCTGATGGAACCAGATCGCTGTCGTGTCGTTGCGCCCCAAATCCCAAAACGTATTTACAGGGACGCTTTCCACGGGCAGATTGCACACTCGCCCTTCTTCACGCATCTGCTTAAGTTGCTGCGCGAAAATTGAGCCGTCTGAAAATTCTTTGAGTTCGCCTTCATAGACGTGTTGATATTCTTCTTCGTTATTTGCTTTAAGCGTCTGCATCTCGTCTGGCAAGGTCGTTTGATGGAAATACGGGTTGTCTCGCCAACTGACCTTCTTCACGATCGCACTGTCTGGTGGATTCAAAACGAATCGCTGATATGCAGCATCACTTTTCAGTTCAGGGTTAAAGCTAACCCATATCTCGCTGCTTGGTTTCCGAATCGATGGAATCAATGTGCGCCAGCTTTGTTCACTAACGCTGTTGCCTTCTTCGATCCAACAAATATCAATGCCATCGATCGACTTGATCGACTGCACGTTCTGCCACAAGCCTGAGAAGATAATCGAGGTTCCATTCGTCCCACGAATCTCGTTAGACGTGACCTCGTAGAAATGCTCAAGTCCTAACGCTTTGATGCGCTGTGCGAGCAGGCTGTGAACGCTGTCTCTGATGCTGCGCTGTATCTCCCTGGCGCACAGGATTCGTTTAGGCTTTGGCTCTGAGCCTTTAAGCAACAAAGCACTTGCGATTTGAACGCTTTTGCCTGCACCTCGACCGCCCCAATAAACTTTGTAACGATGCGGCTCAAACAACTCTTTAAACGCACTGGGAACCCTAATCTTCTGTTTCGTCAGTAAAGGTAAGCTCATACGCTCCGATTCTGGCGTTCAGGGTAGTGTTTTCTGTGGGCTCGCCTAACGCCAATTTTGCGAGCTTTTGTGCATTTAACGATGCTGTTGATAACGATTGCAGTTGATGTGTGCTGATTCCTTCATTACCTAACCTTTCTGCCTCTTGATGAGCGCGTATCTTTTGCCCAACAGTTGCAAGCATCGCTTTTGCAAGATTGAGGCTTGAGCTATCGAGTATTTTTGACTCCTGCGCGAACTCTTGAATACGTTGCGCCTCTAACTCAGCCTCGAGGTCGGCCTGAAAATTTAACTTCTGGTCTTTCCATCCTTCTCGCTGCGCGGCCTTATATAACGTGTGAATTGATACGTTATGCTCTTCGCTAAGTCGCTCTATGGTTTTGGTGCGCCTAAAACCCTCCTCGTTTATGTCTCCCTGAACATAATCGAACTTCATCTTAGCTTTTAGCTCATCCGTTAATTTTGCGTATTCGCTCGCCATTTTCTGTCAGTATTTGTAATTTAGCTGTTTGATTAGTGAAGTTTTCCCACCGCTTAACGATGACATCACAGTATTTTGGATCAAGCTCAACTCCGTAGCATGTCCTGCCTGTTTTTTCACAAGCAATCAAAGTTGAACCAGAGCCTAAAAAGGTGTCTAAAACCAAATCACCTATTTTCGTACTGTTTTGCAATAAATACGCCAACAAATCGACAGGCTTCATCGTGGGGTGTAGCTCGCTTTTTTGCGGCCTTCTAAATTCTAAGATGGTTTGTTGTTTTCTATCTGCATACCAGTGATGTGCCTCTCCTGTTTTCCAACCGTATAAACAAGGCTCATGCCGCCAATGATAATCCTGCCTTCCCATTACAATGCTGTTTTTATGCCAAATTAACGTTTGTCTGAGAGGCCAATTCACATCCTTACATGCACCTCTAAAATTGTATCCCTCTACGTCGGCATGCCAAATATAAAAACTAGCACCTTCTTTCATGTTGGAGTCTGCAGCTTCAAACGCACTTGTTAAAAAGCCTCTGAATTCGCTATCAGACATCGCGTCGTTCTGAATAGTCAGATGATCTTTGGTTTTCCCGACATAGGACACGTTATAAGGAGGATCAGTTAACAGTAAATCTGCTTTCTCAAGACCACAAAGTTCACTTAACATGTTTGCTTGCGTACTATCGCCACAAACTAATCGATGGTTTCCAAGCAACCAAATGTCGCCAGGCTTTGTAACAGGTTCATCAGGAACATCTGGCACGTCATCTTCGTGTGCAAATCCTTCGTCAACGAACCCTAAGTCAACGTTTAGCCCGAGCTCTTTTAGTTCAACATCAGTAAATCCTGTGAACTCGAGGTCGTAATCTTGTTCTAGGAGCTTTGTCATCTCCTGGAGTAACAAACCTTCGTGCCAGAAAGCGTATTCAGAAGACTTGTTATCCATTATCCGGTAAGCGTTTATTTGCTCATCAGACAGGTTATCCGCAATAATGCAGGGAATGGTCTTGAATCCCAGCTTTAATGCGGCCTTGAAGCGCGTGTGACCGACCACAATGGTGCGGTCTTTATCGAGGACTAATGGTTGTTGAAACCCAAACTGTTCTATTGACTTAGCAACGACATCGACTGCCTCTTCGTTTTTCCTGGGATTTTGCCCATAAGGAATAATGTCTTGGACGGGCAGTTCGTCTACGTTCATGTCTTATTTTTTTTGACTGGCTTCTCTAGTTGCGCGACCTGCGCCATCAATTGCTGTAGCTGCCCGTTCAGGATGACCACTTGATTGAGTGCATCATCTCGCTGTGATTGCAGTGCGTTGATACGCCCGATGAATTCCTCTTCTGTGATCATATGCGGTATTGCGGGTCTTGGGCGATGACGGTGATGTAAGCTCGTTCTTGCTTGCCGTCTGCAAATGTAGCCTCGGCTTCCACTACACCGTTACCGGAGTTATCGGCACTGACGTAGAAACTCGCGACGTTGCTGCTGACTGTAGGCGTTGTCAGTGTGAGCTTGCGACTGCCTTTGCTTTCGACAGTGACTCCGCTGACCGCTGACCCTCTTGCTGTCGCTGTGTTGCTGAAATCGAGTTTGTATTCCATTTCAGATTTGATGGCCTGGCTAAATCTGGTCGGCTCGAAATCGTTGCGATAGGGATTAACAAGGATGCGACGCAATGTCTTTGCACTCCGCTAAAAAATGTTTGGCTTTAGAATAGTGTCCTCCCTTTCGGGAGGAGACTAGGTTGCCCAGTGACGGGCTATAGCAAGACAAAAGCGAAGCTAAAGGAGGAAAAACGCCTGCAAAATCGCCTTGTGACATAAAGATTACCCCCAGCGCCGACCACTGAAAAACGTTTTTTTGAATTTTCGCTAAGAAGTATCAATAGGGTATCGATACAAGTTGCGTTAACCGGTTAACGACATTTCTGAATTGCTAAACAATTGGGGGGCGTTTCCCTCCAAATAATTGCAAATCACCCCCCATTTAGATTATTAATTGCATTAGCGCTAAATTTTACGTTTCTTCTAGCAACAGAACGACCATATCGAAGGCTGCGTTCTTCAATTCCTTCGCTTTGGTAACACTGCAATGTAGCTGTTTGGCAGCTTCCTTCGTGCCGTGGGTGTAGACGTGTTGAAGTGCCAGCGGATATTTGTCGTTCACTCTTCCGATCTTCGACATGATTGCATCGATCAGCAGCAACTCTGTATCGACAAAGCCTCTGCTCGGAGATCGTGTCACCTTCGGCTTGAGATAGTTTTTTAAGGGATCGTGTTGCCCAGCAACTGAAAATGCAAAATTGCCATCCAACGCTTTGCTGGCGGCGTAGTTAGGAGAACCCTCACTTGAGAGTTCCCGCGCCCATTTTTCAATTAGCCTGTCAGCTTTTAGCGTAAAACTTTCGGACATGTTCGCGGAGGTCGGTCGGGATTAATGATCGTGCCAGCCCTTCGTTTTGAAAGACATAGCCCTTTTTTTGCAGTCGCCTCACTGATTCAACTGCGGCATTGATTGATAGCGACAAGCGATCAGCCAAATCAGCATACGATGGCGCGTAACTGTGTTCCTCCCAGAATTGTGAAATTTCATCGTACACACGTTGTTGAGATTCAGTCAGATTGGTCTGGACAGCGTTCATCATGCGTTGATGCAGCCTTGCCACTCGCTCAGGCGTTTGTCTGGCCCAACGGCTATCCAGCATCTCAGCCGCCGCCGCTAAAAAATCTTGCCTTTGAATCGCTGCGCGAAATCTCTCAAATAACGCAAGCCTCGGTCTGCCCAGTTGGAAAGCCATGTTAATGATGACTCTTTTAATGTCGCCAGGTAATTCACCAAAGTCAGAAAAAAGCTCAGTACAATCGCGACATGCAATCGCCACATCTTGTGTAAACAACGACTCACATCTCTCAGGAGTGATCGTATCTCCAACTCGTAATCTATTTTCTTCATCGTTTTTCCTTATCAAATGCCCAATGCCCACAGTGGGATGGCCTTCACTGCACAGGTAAACATCTAGTTTGCAGCCCTCATCGAATGTAATTTCGTCGCGCAGTTTCTCCAGGTCGATCATTGCGCTTTCCAGTATTTTTTCTCCAGCCGCTGAGTTGCCAAGACATCAGATAGCTGCCGCCAATACACGTCTTTGTTTCGCTCTGTGCGACATGATCGACACTCACGGAAGGTGCGTTTAGTAAAATGCTCCTCCCCCTGAACGTGACACCACTTGCACACATATTTCTCTAACACCTTGTTCATTTACTGACCCCCCTCACACGCTCATAACTTCTGCCGCCCGACAATCCCAGCATCCCCAACAGTAGCGGCATCATCACGCCAGCATCGGCCTGTGGTATCTCAACGCCAAACCCTGCCGCAATTGGCGCAATCAGGAAGTTCACCATCAAACCCAAAACACAGACATATCCCGCTAATGGACGCCAAGAACTCTGGAACCAGTTGCCTGCCGCATCAAGTTTCAACACTTCGATTTGCTGAAGTGCTATTTCCTGCAGGTGTTTTTCCGACATCGTGGCGATTTCATGCGCCAATCTGTTTTTCGTGTCGGCGTCAGGAATAAATTTGTCCAGCAGCCCAGCGACTGGTTGGATCAATTGCGTTAGCATTGACTCGCTTCCCTGTTTTGTTCGCGGTAATACTCAATCTTTGTTATTAGATATGTGCGGCTCCACTTCCACTTGTCAGTCGATTTTCGTTTTAGTGCTTCAACTGCCTCGTCGCCTATCTCGGATTTCAATCTCTTCTCAAATTCGACGGGTCTGCCAGCGTGAAACTCATTGCACTGACCGCACTGTGGGCGCACGTTATCTTCCTCAAATTTCGTGGGCGAGTAGGTACGCGGGATGAAATGACCTGCCTGGCAGTCACGATCACCCAAGCGCAGGGGCTTGTCGCAGGTGTAACATCTTGCAGGATGCAAAACCTTGATATACCTCGCGAATTCAGGCCACAAGGTATTTTGAAGCTGGGGGATCGTTTTCGCCTCCAGCTTGCGTGGCCCCTTACGCCCTCGCATTAGCTTCAGCCATGAAGAAAATATCTCGCATACGTTGCGTTTTTTGTGCGCTCCGGTTGCGTCCGAATCACATGACCGCTATTTCTAAGCTCAAATATTCGTGCGGCAAGTCGGGTCACGCCAAGGGATGACCAGGCATCCATGCTAGTTAGCCCTTGCGGTTTGGTTTTCAGAAGCTGTAACAC